TAGTAAGTAAGTAGTAGAGCTGTAGTAGGAGTTGTCGAAATAGGTTGAAAAAATGTGAAGGGCTAACGCTATATACGCGGACGCTTTTTACCCCCAAGGTACCCTAGCTTTTTTCTACAGGGGGCGGGGGCTTTGGTTAAGTTTTGTTATAGGATCGGTTAATGCCAGTGTAAAGGATGTCATAAGTCGTTGGTAATCAACGGAACCTTACTTCGTATAATAAGTATTATGTCTAATTGATACGAGCTACCGGGATGATCACGGCTAAATGCAAGTAAGTTGCAACAAGGCAAAGTCAGATTATCAGATTATGATGATGCGTTGATGCGTTTTTACTCTTGTTTTCATTTTTCGCAATCTTTGCTCCTTTTCGCTTTAAATTACAAGATGTAGTATTTGCTTAAAAATGATTACTTACTATCTTCAGTTGATATTCAATGAGTTATGGCACGGCTTAAAAATAAAGTTTGACTAGATGCAGTATTTTTGACAATTGTTTGAACAGTTTTTATTTATTACTAACACAAACCAAAAAACATATATCATTATGAAAAAAACAATAACAGAAAACGATTTCATTCAAGCATTCACTGATTATAACAGAGAAAGCCAGTTTAGCGTCAAAGCTCGTAAAGAGTTATTTAACTACATGGAAGAATGCGAGGCAGGCAGTGGCACTGAGTTTGAGCTAGATGTTATCGCTCTTTGCTGTGAATACACTGAGTATGACAGCATCAAAGAATGTATTGAAGATTTTAAACATCTTGACGATTTTGAGTTTTGTGAGACTAACGATGATTATCGAGATGTTTTCTCTCATTATACTCAAGTTATTACATGGGAAGATGAATGCGTATTAATTCAACACTTCTAAAAGCTTACCAAGATGAAAAACAAACCCGATCAAACCTTACTTAATTTCATAGAAGCTCAACCTAACAAAACCAAAGCTTTGCCACCTTTCAACCCTGACAACTACCAATGGGAAGCAAAGGGGACAAAGTGGAAGCAATTGCTTGTCATTTTGTTGTCACCTTTAAGCTGTGTCCTTGTCTGGATTTACCTTGCCTTCTTATCTTCTAAATAACCAACCAACCAAATAAAAACTAAACCAAAATGAATAAACAAATACACACTTCACAATCCCTTAAAGCTAAAGACGATCCATCTACCGATAACTACCACTACCAACTCGATGATGGCGAACGCTATCTTTTAACCGATGGCGAGGCTGACTGGCTTTTCAACTGGGTAAAAGGCAAGTATGCGATAGCAGATCACTTGATTGAAAACATCGAGGAAACCGATCAAGGCTGTGTCTACACTATTGAATCGATAGGATTAGGTGAGGCATTAGAAGCTGATGGAATGTTCCCGAAAGCTGTTATGTTATCTGATGATAGTGCCTTGCAAGCTATATTCTTTTACAGTGCCTGTGAACCAGCTTAAAACCACTTGCCTTCTTATCATCATCTAAATAACCAACCAATTAAAATATCATTATGAATCATTCTTACATTGTTATCGAGTTAAGAACTGGCAAGGCTATCCTTGAGCTATTCAATAAAAAGCTTGCTGATCGTATCAATACAAACAAATACAAAGTTATGACCGCTTATGAATACTTATGTGGTTTAAATAGTAAAAACTAATATCATTATGAAAATAGAAATACCTAAAGGCAAAGATTCAGCTCTTGATATGGAAGCGGTAGAATGCTGTTATATCACCATCGGGAATTATCTTTATTACTTTGACGATTCAATCGAAGGCGAGGTGGTAGTAAACAGATGGCGTACAGATAAACAAATTCCGACTGTCGATCAGCTAGGTGAGCAGCTGTTTATAGGTTGCGAGGTGTCCTCATGTCAGTAACCACTATATTAAAGAGTCTTGATGGCAAGCGAGATATTCGTTTCTGCCATTACCTAGAGAGTGACCGCTCGCACGCATTGCCTAAGCTTATGTGGAAGTGTGTGAGTCATCCTGAATTTCAGGGTGAGGCAATGAGCAAAGAACACTTGTCGGAATGCTTCAAGGATACCCTTAAGCTTTTACATGTTAAACTAAACCAAACCGATGACTAAAACCTGTCCAGATTGTGGGCTGTCGTTACAGGGTAGAGACAATGAGTCAGAAACCTGTAGCGATTGCCTACTGGGCTTAACAGACGATTACACAACTAAAGAACCTATGAATAATAAAGAGATACTTTTAGACCCTATCGAGATGACCGAGGAACTAATGTTCCACATCTTCAACGCTGAATTTGGTGGAGAGCTTGACTCTGGTCATCGATTCTTCGAGTTATACTTACAGCTCCAACTCTACAAAGAAAAGATGGTGAAGGATGAGGAAGATACTGTCATAGCGATAGAAGGTGATGAGGTGCGGTCATGAGCTTTGATACATTCATGGGATGGCAATCTTACCCGTTACTTTACATATGTGACCATTGCGAGGAGGAGATGCCTATAGAGTACAAGGACGAGCACATATGCGACGAACAAACCGAAGAACAAGAGGAGGAGTTATAATGACTTTATTAGGATTAGGAGTGATGATTATGATGTTTATGATCATGATCGCAATACTTTACAACGAAGATTTATGAGATGCCTCAAATGCCACACCAAGACGGATGTTATAGATAGCCGTTCCTCTGACTTATGTGTCCGTAGAAGACGACAATGTCCTGCTTGCAAGCGTAAGTACTCAACTAAAGAATTAAGTGACCAAAACTGGTTTGAGTTCTTGACAGAATCCCTAAAGAAGGTTTTAAAAGTACCAACCGATGATTGATATACACGTAGTACATGACTTTGACTGGAGTATTCTAGACTACCAGACACGCAAGCAAATACAGGAGGGAAGCGACGCTTTTTGGGCTGACTGTGAGCTTTCTGTTGTGAATGGTGAAGTTGTCCGTACCGATATACCAAGGAAGAAACCGATTACTGGCTTTGACTTTGTTTTTAACGACGAAACCGAGAGTGAGCAATATTAGTAACAATACCGAGACGCTTAAGAAGATGAGAGACTTCGGTATTGCTAAGTATCGGGAGACTCAACGGATTTACAGGGAGAACGGCTTACGTGGTGAGACAGAGAGTTGCCGACGGGTGATGCGTAGCGTTGTGCCACAGGTAGGTGAGGCTTTGTGTAAGGAGCTTGAGTTTTACAGCCATCGTCGTAACAATCCACCGCTGTTCCTCATGTTTATCATGGACTTTGACGGGTACGAGCTCGGTCACATCACTCTTAAGTGTTTGATGGACATGATGGACAGCCTTCCTAAGATGCAGGAGGTGGCTGTGAATGTAGGGTCTGCTGTGGAAGCTGTTGCCCGTCGTCGCTACTTTGAAGAACACAGAGGTGAGTGGGACAAGTACCTGTTAAAGAAGAAGCAACGGGTGTTAAAAGGTAACCGACGCTCACAGATGGAAGTATTTTTTGAGGAGGAGGAGAAGCACGAGAGGTTTGGTGACTTCATACGCTTTAGGTTGTGGACTCCTCGGCATAAAGCAACGCTTGGCATGTGGTTGTTTGAACAAGTAAGGATGCACAGCGGTCTGTTTGAATTGTTCTACCACAAGTCACGAGTAGGACACAGCACCAAGCACGTAAGACCGAGTAAGAACTTTAATGATTGGCTTAACCGCTTTGACAAGTGGCGTGAGCTTATGCGTCCACACTATCTTGCTACTCCTGACGTACCTGCTAAGTGGGAGGGTAACAACGTGGGAGGATACAAGCACGACGGAGAGATGAACCTTACCTTTGTTAAGTACCGAGGTGATGTGGGTGATATGCATAAGATATTTAACAGCGTTAACAACATTCAGTCGGTGAAGTGGCAGATCAACAAGCAAGTATTAGATGTAGCTACTAAGTCATGGACTGAGGGACTGTTACTTGGCGGTATGCCTCACAATGAGGAGGTGCAGATAGAGGACTACTACGAAGGGGAGTGCCCTGTTGAGTTAAGCGACTGGAAGACACGCAAGCGACGAGCTATTGAAGCAAACCTAAAGACCCGAGGTGCAAGGTTTCGTACAGCTAAGACCATGTACACAGCTAACTACTACTTCAAGAACTTAACCGACGGCTTTTACTTCCCTCACAATGTAGACTACAGAGGCAGAGTTTATCCGCTTCCTTCTTTTGTTAACCCACAGAGTGATGACCTTGGTCGTAGCTTGTTGTTGTTTGCAAAGGGTGAGCAGATAGTAGACGAAGAAGACTTTGAGTGGATCCTTATTGCAGGTGCTAATGCTTTTGGTGCGAAGGGTACATTTGAAGAGCGAGTAGCTTGGGCAAAGAGCCGTGAGTCTTGTATACTTGCCAGTGCTGACGACCCGATAGGTGAGCAATGGTGGACAGAAGCAAGTGATCCGTGGAATATGTTGGCGTTTTGCTTTGAGTATAAGAAGTGGAAGGACGAAGGCTATGGGTACACCAGTTACTTTCCCGTGCATCAAGATGCTAGTAACAACGGTATACAGCTGATGAGTATGTTGTTGAGAGATGAGGAGTCAGCCCGCCAAGTAAACCTGTGTGCTGATGCACCGCTCGGTGATATGTACCAACAGGTAGCGGACAATGTAACAGATATTTTAAAGAAGGACAGGAGTAAGGATGCATTGGCTGCAGGTTGGTACAAGTTTGGAGTCAGCCGTAAGTTTGCAAAGCCTATCGTTATGGCTCGTCCGTACGGTGCTAGGTGTTATAACAGTGTGGATGTACTGATGCCTGTGTACGAGGACATGGTAGAGAAAAGCTACCGACCCTTTGAAAAAGGAGAGAACCTTACAGCCATAGGCTACTTAGCTAAGTTGATCAACAAAGAGGTGGACAAGCTGTTACCTAAACACATGGCTTTGATGGGTTGGTTAAAAGATTTATACAAGGACGGAGCGTTGGAATGGACTACACCTTACGGCTACTCAGTGAAGAGTGTTATCTACAGGTATAAGAAGGTGGAGTTCATGACTGCTGTGAACGGACTGCTTGACAAGTGCTACATCAAAAAGGAAGAAGGAGTAGATAAGAAAAGAATCCGTCGTGCTTTCATAGCTAACTACATACACAGCCTTGACGCATCAGTCGTACATAAGGTAGCAGATCAGATGGAGTTTGACATGGGCTTTGTACATGATAGCTTCTGCTCTCACGCACCAAATGTAAAAGCTATGAAGCGTCTACTGCTTAAAACTTACAACGAATATTTTTCACGTGACCTGCTTGACGAGTTGAGTAAGGAGGTTGCAATAACACAGGATACGGAAGTACACTCTCGGCCTCAGCTTGGCACTTATGATGTGTCGCAAATACACAGATGTTCTTACGTATTCCATTAATAAAAAACACATAATAACAATAAATAATACTATGAGTATACCATCGAGAAAGAAACACGACATCATTAAGTTAGGCGGAACAGCTAAGTACTGCCACTTGAATGAACCTAATAAAAGATTCAACACTGAGTTTGGAGTATGGAGCTGTGACCTTGTTGTCGGCAGTGAGCAAGCAGAGGTGTTAAAGAATGCTATCCGTCCGTTGTACGAGCAAGAGTTACAGAAAGTACAAGACGAAAACCCCGGTAAAGAAATCAAGCAAGCACAGAAACCATTCGAGGAACAAGCAGACGGTACAACTCTTGCTAAGATTAAACGCAAAGGCGGAGGACGTAGAGCAGACGGCACAACTTACACCTTATCTATTGCTTTGTACGACAGTGCAGGTAAACCTTTACCAGAGGATGTGCAAGTATGGGGAGGAACTAAGATGAATGTAGCTTTCCGTCCTAGCTTTTGGTACTCACCTGCTCTTGGTTTTGGCGTATCACTTGATCTTGAAGCAGTACAAGTCATTGAACTAGCCAATGGTGGAGTCAGTAATGTAGCAGCAGAAGCCTTTGGATTCACAGAAGAAGAAGGATTTGTAGCTAACGGTGGTGAAACCCTTGACGCAGTATTCAGTGCCGAAGATAACAAAGAAGAAGAACAAGCGACCGTCACGACAGCGGACTTCTAATAACGGTTTTCGTAGCGGGTTTGAAAGTAAACTCGCACATCAACTGGAGCGTGGTGGTATTCGATACAAGTATGAAACATTACAGATCGAGTATCAAAAGGTCAGCACTTATACTCCCGACTTCATATTACCTAACGGCATCATCATTGAAGCCAAAGGTTTATGGACGACGGAGGATAGGAAGAAGCACCTGTTAGTACGTGAACAGCATCCGCAGTTAGACATACGCATCGTGTTTCAAAGTGCTACAAATAAGATACGCAAAGGATCGAATACTACCTACGCAGGTTGGTGCGAAAAGAAAGGAATAAAATATGCAAATAAACTTATACCAGAGTCATGGCTTTTACAGCAACCCATCAGCCCTGTGATCGATGCGGGTCGTCTGACGGTGTCGGCATCAACGACGATGGGAGCACACACTGCTTCGTCTGTAACAGACATGAAAGAGGAGAAAACACACAACGAGTGACTATAGAAAAAACACACACAACTATTGATTTATTAAGAGGAAAACCACAAGCACTAGCACGAAGAAATCTAACGGAAGATACCTGCCGTAAGTGGGGGTATTGGGTAAGCGATGAGAACGGACAACCTGTTCAAGTAGCTAACTATAAAACACGAGACGGTAAGACCTGCGGACAGAAGATACGACGAGCCGACAAAAGCTTTGGCGTAAGAGGGGAGTTAATCAGCCTGTACGGTCAGCACCTGTGGAGAGACGGAGGTCGTCGAGTGGTAGTTACAGAGGGAGAGATAGATGCTCTGTCTGTTAGCCAAGCGTTAGGTAACAAGTGGCCTGTGGTATCTGTACCGAATGGTGCAGGTGCTGCAAAGGGACACATAGCTAGAGCGATTGATTGGTTAGAACGATACGAGCAGGTCGTCTTCTGCTTTGACATGGATGATCCGGGACGGAAGGGAGCAGCAGAATGTGCAGCACTTCTTACACCGGGCAAAGCAAAGATAGCGGAGCTTCCACTGAAAGACCCGAACGATATGTTGGTAGCAGGTAGGAGCAAGGACTTAGTTGATGCTTTGTACGACGCTAGAGAGTACAGACCTGACGGTATCGTAAACGGCAAAGACCTGTGGGATGTGATCGCAAACCGAGAGGAGCACCAAGCTGTACCCTATCCATATGTTAGTCTTAACACTTTAACCCACGGCATGAGGACAGGTGAACTTGTAACTGTCTGTGCGGGTAGTGGCATTGGGAAGTCCCTGTTCTGCCGTGAGGTTGCTCATCATCTGTTAGACTTAGGTGAGAAGGTAGGATACATAGCACTGGAGGAATCTGTTAGACGGACTGCTCTTGGTATCATGGGTATCCATCTTAATAAACCACTGCACCTAGAGGAAGAGGATGTATCACAAGAAGCGTTGCGACCTGCGTTTGAGGAGACAGTAGGGAACGGTAAGTTCTACACCTACGATCACTTCGGCAGTATGGAAAGCGACAATCTTCTGACCAAAATAAAGTACTTAATAAAGGGCTTTGATTGTAAGTGGATATTCTTGGATCACCTCTCTATTGTTGTCAGTGGTATAGCAGGAGACGACGAACGAAGGTTGATTGATAACACCATGACCAAGCTTAGGAGTCTTGTTGAAGAGACAGGGTGTGGTATGGTGTTGGTCAGTCACTTGAAGAGAGTAGACACAGGGCACGAAGAAGGAGGACGAGTCAGTCTGCACCATCTACGAGGCAGTCAAGCAATCGCACAGCTAAGTGACATGGTCATAGGACTGGAGCGTAACCAACAAGCTGAGACTACATCTAATGAGACACGAGTAAGAGTGTTAAAGAATAGATTCAGCGGGCAGACAGGACACTGCACTACTCTTAGTTACAACCACGACACAGGTAGATACAAGGAGGACAGCAATGTCTTCGAAGATAATAACAACACACAACCATTCTAAAAATGAAAACTAAAGTTACTGAAAGATTTACTTTTGAAGCAGCACACCGTATCGAAGGTTTAGGCAACAAGAACAGCAGGATACACGGGCATTCGCATGAGGTGTATGTGATTATAAGTGGAGAACCTGATGAGCGATATGGATGGGTTATACCTCACGAAGAGTTTCGAACCAAAGTAGGAGCAATCGTTGAGCAGTTAGATCATTCTTATTTAAATGAATATATAGAAAATCCAACAGCGGAAATGATAGCTCGTCACTTGTGGCTTAAGCTAATGGATAAGAAGTTCCCTGATCATATCACTCTTGAATCAGTAAAAGTCTGCAAGGTAGGAATGTGCGTGGAGGTGAATGGATGATAGAAGCACGATTAGTATACTTAGCAGGGCCTATCTATGAGCAGGATGACACTTGCATTCGCTGGAGAAAAGCAACACACAAGCTTCTGATGAAGAAAAATATTATGTGTTTAAAGCCGACTGATGCTGACTACAGAGGTATGGAAAGAAAGCCTGACATACCTGAGCGTATCGTAAAAAGAGATAAGACTGATATAATGACCTGCGATACTGTGTTAGCTAAGTGCGACCATCCTAGTTACGGGACTGCTATGGAAATCATGTTTGCTTGGTCTCTACGAAAACAGATTATTGTGGTGACTAACAGCTACAGTCCTTGGATACGCTATCATGCTGACTACATCTTTCCAACATTAGAGGAAGCTTTAAATAATCTAGAGTTTCCTGAGTTTGTTCCATGATACACTATCACGGCATGGCAGGAGCAGGTACTACAGCAGACATGGTAACGTTGTCAAAGGGTCGTCATTGTTTTATTAGTTATGCGTCTCGTTCACAACTCCCTTTGTTCGCTTCAGTGTGTTCTTCGTTTGCGTTGGATAACGGTGCGTTCACTGCGTGGAAACAAGGCAAGCCATTTGATATGAGTGGTTACACTAAGTTTGTTACAGAGTGGATGCAGCACCCAGCGTTTGATTGGGCAGTGATGCCTGATGTTATCGACGGAACTGAGGAAGAGAACGATGCACTGCTGCAAGAGTGGACACTGCCTAAACATATAGGAGTACCAGTATATCATATGCACGAATCGTTTGAACGATTGGAACGGCTGATACATAACTACGACTACATATGTCTTGGATCAAGTGGTGAGTATTCACAACCTAACTCTAAGATATGGTGGTCGCGTATGATTAAGATCATGGATGTAGCTACAGATAACATGGGTAAACCGAAAGTACGGATGCACGGGTTGCGTATGTTAAACCCAAAAGTGTTTACTAGGTTACCGCTAAAGAGTGCAGACTCAACGAATGCAGAGCGTAATGGTTTGTTAGTTGAACGTTTTGGTATGTATCCACCACCGACAAGAGGACAACGAGCTGCGGTTATAGCTGACCGTGTAGAAAACGAACAGAGTGCATCGACATGGATGACACTAAACCAATTAGAATTAAATATATGAAAACACTATTCTTTGATATAGAAACAAATGCGATAGAGGACTGG